AGGATACGTACAACTTCGCGGTTGATCTCAGCCATGATCTCTGTTGACAAGATGTTTGCCAACTCTGTCTCTGCATCAAGACCATGAATTGCTTTCAAGTCCTGTGCGAGTTCTAGTGAGTACTCAGCTTTTAACGCACGTGATTTCGCAGTCACGGTTGCTTTTTCAATGGTAAAACCCATTTCAGCGAAAGCAGAGTTAGGTGCGCCTGCACCTGATCCTAGACCTTCAGCATGATCTGTTGCCATACCACCACCGAAGTCTGCGGCAGCACCTGCAGAGTCAACTGCAGCTAGTGTACCAAGACCTGATGTGTCGTTTGCTTGTGTTGATGCTGAGTCACCTGAGAAACCAGATACTGGTTCGTTGATTGCAAGTGCTTCATCACCTGAAGTTGCGCCAGCACGTGTAGTTTTGTACTGTGACTTCATTGCGAAGATCAGACCAGTTGGGCCTGACATAGGTTGCACACCACAAATGTCATATGCCATTAGGTTTGGCATTGCACGTCTTACTAGTGCAATAAGAACTGGATTCCAGTTCGCAACATTTGCGTTGTTGTTTGTTGGCACAGCTTCGTGTAGTTGCTGTGACTGTTCGTTCATTTCACGTTCTTGGTTCTCCAAGATCGCTGCAGTAACTGCTTTACGATGGTTATCTGTGATTGCGCCTGCTGACTCTTCGTTCAAGACTGGCGCCCACTTTTCCATCAACTTGTCATATGATGCTGTCATCATTTTTTGGACTCCCAATTATTTGTTAGTTTTTTGGATTGCTGATAGGTACTGAGCCATCATGTCAGATGGTGCTTCTATAATAGATGCATCACCGTCTTCGACTGCTTCTTCAATATCAGCAGACTCAGTAGTTTTCTTTGTGAAGTATGATTCTTTGATTGTATTTACTTTTTCTGCGAAAGTTTCTTCGTTATCAAAGTCTACATCTTCGGCGAGTTTTTTAAGTTTTTCAACTTGTGTTGCTGCAAGACCTTCTGCCGCTTCAGCGATGATTGCATCACGCTTTAACGTTTCTAATTCTTCTTGCATTTCCATTTGCTTAGTAATTGCGTCATTAGAGGCAGCCTCTAACTCTTCAACTTCCGCAGACAATTGGTCAACTAGATCAACCTTAGACTCTGGTACTTCGATGTAAGATTCTGTAAACAGATCTTTCAGAGAGTTCATGAACGTCTCTGCAATCTCAGTGCGTAAACCAGTTTGAACGGCAACTTTGTTATCGTCCATCCACTGCTCAACTACGTAGTTTAGGTAATTGTCAACTTTCTCTACGAGATCGGATTTTGTAGAAGCAATTTCTTCTGCGAGTTCTTCATTGTATTTTTCTTCAAGACGATCAATCTCTTCAGACAATTTCGATTTTATTGCCGCTTCAAAGATTGTTTCTGCTTTACCTCTGAACTCATCGGATAGAGTTGCCTCTGATTCGACAAGTGCATTGAGGTCATCAGAGAAATCAACAGTCATATCTATTTCTGTTTTCTCTTCTGATTCCGCAACTACTTCGCCTTCAAGATCTTCAAATCCCTCTGCTTTGTACATGGCCATGAGTGATGCTTTATTCATTCCACCCATTCTTTTTACCATGCCTGCCATTAATGCTGCTTTTGTTTTAGGCATTGGGTCTTGTTTGGTTTGGTCACCTTTACGCTTTGGGGCGCTTCCAGTGGCTTCACCTGCCTTATCGGTTGCAGCAATAGACTGTGCTTCAGCATTTTTCGGATCGTGACCTTGTTGTTCCACAACTTCGTCTGTTACTTCGTCATGGAGTTCTTGATCCTGAACTTTTTCAGTCATATTAGACTCCTTTTTCATTTAGTTTTGAGTAACGAGAGGAAATTCTTAAACTCACGAACCTGTGTCTCATAAAGATCAGTACGTGGAGCTTTCTTAATTTCAGTCTCCATTTGTTCAATTGTTTGTGCCTCGATAATACCGTTGTTCCAAACCCATTCTACACCTTCCATAACTCCATTAACAAATGCGCTAGGTGCGGATGGATCTTGAACAATATCTACTGCATTCAACATAAAGTCTTCCTGCACTACCATTGCGTCATTACCGTTCTTCAAACTTCCCATACCACGAGTCGATACGCCTAGATTGACACCACCATCAAGCAGACCTTGTACGATCTTACCCATAGGAGTTTCCAATATAGTCGCTTTACCCACAACATCGTTCCCTTTCCATTTAAGAGATTCTATCTTGTGGGAAACCTTATCTAGATTTACAGTCGGCCCTTCTGGATGATTCAATTCACCCACTGCCCTACCTTTTGAAACTTGTTCACCGTTATACTTGTCCAGTGCCTTTTCCATTACAGGTTTGGGATAAATCCGACCATTTCTATTCTTTTGTTCTGCTTGCATGAAGATACCTTCAATCATGTACTTCTTCTTCCCAGACTTCTCATCCTGTTCGGTGAGAACTTCTAGATTCTGCTCGGTATATTCTGCAATCAGTTTCATTTCTTTAATACCTTTATCATTTCAGATGCGGCCTTCTCTGCCTCACCCTTACTTTTGTATACATCTAATCTGTCACCATCTACGTAGGCGGCAAACCCTTTGGGTTCTTTATACACCATCATTTGGACGCGACCTATCTTCTTGCTAACAACAAGTTGACCTTTCGGTTTACGTCCTAGTGACTCTCTTATTTGATCAAAAGTTTTCATTTAATTTATATTATTTATACTTTCTTGTTCTTTGACATCAAGACTCTTCAGGTATCGGATCTTCTGACCCTTCTCCGTCTTCGTCATCCATTCCGACTTCCACATTATCACTGGGCTCTTGTATTCCCTCTTCGGCATCTTCCAAGGGTAATTCTCCCTCCTGCTCTTCCTCGCCATGTTCGTCATCCAATTCAAGTTCGAGTTGGTCATCATCTATATCTTCATCTTCAATGTTTTCAGAACCGTTATAGATTTGATCTGCTAGTTTAACTTTTTCTTGATCCAAAACATCTTGAAGTTTTACTGACATCATGTCACCAAAAGTTTTATTTGCTTTGTTCCAGTCTTGATCCAATGCGTGTTGAATCATTGTTTGTGTATCTTCACTCATTTTCTTTTTCATCTCCTTGTACAGGTTTCAATTCAAATTTTTGTCCAGCTGTGGGACTATTATCTGGTGATTCTTCTTCCTCACCATCATCTTCCCCATCAATCTGTTTGTTCATACTTTCAATGTCTTCATCTGATAGATGCAGAACGTTCTTCTGTATCCATTCTTTAGAGAAATATTCTCCAACATAATTAGCAACCCTATCAAGACTTTCTAATCTGTTTTGAAATACTTCTGCATCACGTAGTTCTGTAAAGTGATTGTCTTTTACATAATCAACTGTGATATCGCTCTTCCATGAATCCCAATCTTCTTCAGTACAAATGCCTTTCATGACAAGTTGTTTTTTTAGGATTCCATAGAATAAGTGAGAGAACCTCATTCGCAGTCTATCAATAAACTTTTGAAACTTGAGTTCGTCTCTGTTAATTTCTGTAGATCTGCCAAGAATACCTTGAACAGATTCTGTATCCAAACGAGACATTGGAACATTTAGTGATCGATACATTCTCTTTTGGAAATAGACAATATCTTCGATCTGTCCTAAGTTCTCACCGCCTGGTAATGTAGTAATCTCAGTACCGCGACCACCCTCACGTCTTGGTAACCAAAAGTCTTCAAGTAGTGATTGGTGTTTACGATCATCTCTTATCTCACCAGTCTTAGCATCGTACACAAGTTTGTTTCGGTAACGTGCCATGATATCTTTCATGTACTGTTCTGATTTACCTCTTGGTAAGTTACCAACATCTATGTAGAATATTCTACGTTCTGGTGCACGTGCAAGTCTGTATATGACCAACGCATCTTCCATCATCCTTAACTGGTTGATTGGTTTCAATGCTTTGTGCATATGCGAAACTATTTTCTTACGATCCTCTGTCAATAACCCAGATGTGACATATGACACCGAGTCATTTGTCATCTTAATACCACTGGTTGATGACCCAGGCTTCTCTTGATAGATAAAGAACTCTTCAGTTTTTTCTACAATCTTTGCACCTGTTACAGGATCTTTTTTGAATTTGACCTTCTTAACTTTACGCATTTTAGAAGAGTCAATAGGTCTTACTTCTTGTATACCTTCTTTAGGTGATGACTCATTCAATATTAGATGGTGATATAAACGTCCGTCTACGTACCAACGTCTGAATATGTCATGACCTAGTTCTTTGAAATTCAACATACCATAAATGTAATCAAATTCTTCTTTAATTAATTTTTTAATTTTGTCTGGTGCATCTACATCATCCATATTAATATCAAGCGTTTGTTCTAGTTCACTGCCAGTAATTGCTTCGTTAACAATATCCTCGATTGCGGCATCCACTTCTGGGTGCATCGCATTTCCGCGATATTTCATTATTAATTGATAGTTGTCTTTTGAATCGTCACCGTCAAGGTTTAAATACTGACCATAATGTGTACCAGAGGCAGTTGCATAACTACCACCCTCATCGTCCCTTGGTGGAACAATGGATGGAAGTTTCTCTTCATCTTTGTTTTTGGCACGTTTGATTTCGAAACCAAATAA